ATGATGAAAAGAAATGAAGTGGTCTGTGTTGACTGGCACCGTGCGGACATCGTTGCCGCTATACACAAGCGAGGCAAAACCATGCGTGATCTTTCCATCGGCGCTGGTTTGTCTGCAGATACGTTGAAAAATGCATTGTCCCGGAAATACCCGAAAGCTGAAGGCATTATTGCTGAAGCCATCGGAGAAGAGCCGGCCACCATCTGGCCTAGCCGTTACAACAAACAACAGCAACAGAAGGTGGCGTAATCATGTTTCTCTGCGTGAATGAGCTAATCGGTTTGCCAGGTATGCCTGGCACTGCACCAGGGGTGAGAGCTGCTCTGAATAAGCGCGCTGGCACTTCACCGGAAATGAAACAAAAGCGCACCGGCACCAAGGCTTTTGAATATCACATTGACTGTTTACCGGCGAAAACGCAGGCGGCAGTGCGTGAACAGCACTTTAATCACCTTTTAAAGGCCGATGAAAAGCCCGTTAAGGTTGTTCGTCAGCCATCAATTAGCGCCAATGATCAGTTGCAAATCCTGCGCAGCTGCCCAGCGATTTTGCAGAAAAAAACGGCAGAGCTAACAGCCGAGCAACGTGCCGCCGCTGATGCCCGTTCCCAAATAGTGGATCAAGTACTTCGTTTGGAGCGAGATGGTTTGTCACGTATCAAAGCCATTAACTTCATTTGTGACCGGTCACGTAAAAAAGAACTGCCTAACCATCTGCAATATGCCGTTGATATTGCCAATGCACGTAAGGGCAACCGTGTTGGGATTGGTTCTCGCACCCTCAATGGTTGGGTGGTTGATTATCTGAGAGCTGCCGATGGCGCTGAACGTTTGGCTCTGCTGGCCCCTGGCTACCATCGGCCAAAACCTGTTGAGTCTATTAACTGGATGCCGCTTTTCATGGCCAACTATCGGACGACGAACGGGGTTTCGATGGCTGAGGCGTATGAAGGGTTTTGCGCGGACTGGAAAGCTCAATATGCAGATCAACCGGCCATGCTCGCGGCAGTACCGTCAATTTTTGCAGTGCGCCGCGCCATGGACAAAATGCCGCTGGTTGTTAAACAACGCGGGCGAGTAACCGGTTCGGCTTATCGTGCGCTGCAAACCTATGTTAAGCGTGACTGGTCACAGATGCCGGTTAATGGCGTGTGGATCGGCGATGGCCACAGCATGAAAATGAAGGTAGCCCATCCTGATCACGGCAGACCATTCACTCCGGAGATTACCCTGGTGATTGATGGTCGTACTCGCTACGTGGTTGGCTGGAGCCTGAGTCTCGCAGAGAACGTGATAGCGGTCGCCGATGCACTGCGCCACGGCATGGAACGGCATGGCATTCCATTACTGTATTACTCGGATAATGGCTCTGGTCAAACGGCAAAACTGCTGGATGCTGATATCACCGGTATTCTCCCCCGCCTTGGGGTTGATCACCCAACTGGTATTCCTGGGAATCCACAGGCTCGCGGCATCATCGAACGCCTGAACAAAGAGATACCCGCGAGAATTGCCAGGAAGTTCGCAACCTATAACGGCAAATCTGCCGATAGGGAAACCGTCCGTTTAACCAGCGTCGGCATTAATTCTGCGTTCACTGCGCTGGGGAATAATAAAGAACTCAATGAAGTCCAGAAACGCGCCATCAGCAAGCTGCCTTCATGGAATCAGTTGATTGATGAAATCGAACAAGAAATTGAACGCTACAACACCCAGCACCGCCATAGTGAACTGCCGCGCAAGAACGATGGCCGTCACTATACAGCGGCAGAGTATCGGGCCGAGTTGCTGGTTGAAGAACCTATTGAACGCCTGTCTGAGTTGGAACTACGGGATATGTTCCGCCCAAGTGTGGTGCGTGTGGCTCAGCGTGGATGGATAAGCCTCTATAACAATAACTATTTCTCGGAAGAACTGATTTATGTCGACGGCGAAAATGTTCGCGTCGAATTCGATATTCATAATGCTGAAAGCGTCATTATTCGCCGGCTGGATGGTTCATATGTTTGCACAGCGATATGGAACGGTAACACCCGCGCGGCATTCCCTGTTGAATATATCGAGAAAGTGAAGAAAGACCGCCATAGCCGCCGTATGGCGCTGGTAATGAACAAAGCCGATGAAATCAATGCCGAACTGAACCCACTCCTTACAGCGGACGCAGCGCCTGATTACAGTGCGTTATTGAATGGATATCAGCCTGTTGGTAATGAGCCGGAACCGATGTTCTTTTTTGAGTCAGATAAAGAAGAATATTTGCAGAAGCAATTAAATAAAAAAGCGGCTATTTGACGCCCATCAAAAGCCGCTAATTCATTAACCGGAGAAGATTATGACTATTCAAAACGAACTTGTCGAGTTGATGGAACGTAAAGGCCTGAGTCAAACCCAGGTCGCCCGCGCTATCGGCATGAGTCCAGCCACTGTCAGTACGTGGTTACGGGGCAATTATGCCGGGCGTTCGGACGAGGTTGCAGAACTCGTTTCCGCACTCATTGCACGCATGGCTGAGAAAGATAAACAACAGCGCATTAAGGCGGAGTTTGTCGCGACATCGACCAGTAAAAAAGCAATGGAGTTGATTACCCTGGCCCATGTGGATGGTGAGATCAATGTGCTTTACGGCGAAGCTGGTCTGGGTAAGACAATGACGGTAAAAGCCTATGTGGCCAAGCATCGTGATGCCATCCTCATTGAAGCCGATCCAGGCTATACCGCGCGTGTCGTTCTGGAGGAACTTTCAAACAAGCTGGGTCTGACTGTTCGCGGCAATATGCATGAACTGAGCGAGGCTTGTATCAATAAGTTAATGGACTCGGGGCGAGTGCTGATAATTGATGAGGCAGAAAACCTGCCCTATCGGGCTCTGGAGTCTATTCGCCGTATCCATGATAAAACCGGTATCGGCGTTGTGCTGGTCGGAATGCCGCGCCTTATTATTAACCTCAAAGGTAAACGCGGTGAATTTGTTCAACTCTATAGCCGCGTGGCTTTTGCTCTCAATATCGGCAATGCCTTACCTGCTGGCGATATCGACACCATTGCCGGTAGTTTACTGCCAGAAGATAAACGGGATGAGCTGAGCGACGTGCTTTATCAAGAGTCGAAAGGTAATGCCCGTCGTTTGTTCAAATTGTTGCGCGGTGTTATTCGTACTAGTGCGATCAATGAGATTCCTGTCAATGCCAAAGCAGTGCATCAATTTGCACAAATGCTGATTAACTAAGGGGGAATTATGTGCCAGTTACCGATAAACAATCCTAAGCTGATGGCCCCAATTAATTGCCTGATGCGTGCTGGATTAACCGTCGTTGAGTTTAACGGAAAATATCGTTTGCCGATTATCAAAGTCAATAAACCTCTGGCGTCGTGGGTTAATGACGCCTTCGAAATGACCGAGTGTAAAAACGGTATTTATCGTACCGTCAATATGTACATCTGGCGGGGAGCCCGCATTGTCTGGGAGAACAGCAATGGCAAAGGTAATCATTGAAATAACGGGGAAAGGCAGCAGGTTTAGAATCAGATGTAAAGCAGATTGCACTGACGATGATAATGCCAGGGTGAAGGCCGTAGCGCATTATCTTTCACGAGGCTTGATTGGTTATGTTTTCACAAAACTGAGAAAGTCAATATATAAGCCAGTACGTAGAACAGTAAAGGTGAAATCAAATGTCCATTGAAAACAAACAATTTACCGAAACCACTGCCCCAGAAGGCTATTGGGTTGACGCAAAAGGTGTATTAACCCCCGAAGGTCTTATTAAGGATATTGATAAATCTCGCGATGCCCTGGTAGGTGAAATCATCCTTAAAGCCATTTCGTTAAATAAGGTTATGGCAGAATTCAAACAATCCACTTTTGCAGATATTGCCGCATTTGTTGATTTATCTGCCAATGAATACAACGTCAAACTCGGCGGTAAGAAAGGCAATGTCACGCTGTATACGTTTGATGGTCGCTATAAGATCCAGCGAGCGATGGCAGACCGGCTGGCTTTTGATGAACGTCTGCAGGCGGCAAAGGCATTGATTGACGAATGCCTCACTGACTGGACGGAAGGTGCCAAGCCAGAGCTGCAGGTGTTGATTAACCGTGCGTTCTCGACAGATAAAGAAGGCGAAGTCAGCACCAGCGCCGTTCTGGCACTGCGGCGGTATGATATTGCCGATACCCGTTGGCAGTTGGCAATGAAAGCGATCGGCGAAGCATTACAGGTGATCGGTAGCAGTGCCTATGTTCGCGTCTACGAGCGGATCGGCGACAGTGACCAATACACGCCTATTTCCCTTGATATGTCGGCGGTGTGAGATGGGGTCTAAAGCCAAGTTATTTAACCAGCAATATGCTGTGGGAAGTACGTTTATTCATCAACCCAACCGAACATTACGCGGTGGCCCGGCAGTAAGAACGGTTGATGTTGCCAGGGATCTAAAATCAGCGACGGTAGTGGAAATCAATGTTGCGCCTTACTTTGTCAATATTGAGTCATTAACGCCGGCAGGCTGAATTTAAACGTAAATAAACAACTTTTTAATTATGGCGTAAACCCGCAGGGGGCGCTTACGCCTAAATCATGAGGTTCTGAAATGGAAAAAGAATTTTATGTTTCTCGTCGTTGTGTCTGGAGTGGCGTCTTAATTATTGGTGTGGTGTGGGTGAGCAGCCTGATTTGGCTTGGTTCAATTATCTGGGGGTAATTATGAGTTTTTATAAAATTGATAAGAAAGCGGCTATTCAGGCATGGGATTTTGAATGCCTCAAACGCAAAGAGCTGAACGATAAAGCCAAAGAATTTGCGAATAAGTTCGGTGCTAAACCCGTCTATAACACGGATGCGACCCGCCATCATTTTTATGCTGTAGCGTTCCCTAATGGCGTACCAACGTTCGGCCATCCTTCCCTGTGGACGGCAGCCACGTCGGCCAATCGCTACACCACCACACCGAAACGCAAAGCGCCAACGGGGTTGAGTAAAGAGTCACGGGCACTATGGGCGCTGTGGGATGAAGGCTATCCCGGTGAGGCGGTATCCCGCGAACATTTATGGTCAAGTCTCGGTTTGGATTGGGGAATGCTATTTCTCTGTGGTATTGCGATTTTCCGATTTAAAGACACGATTTATTTTAATACCAGCGCCAAGCCTGACTTGGATTTTGGCGCGGTGGAAATAACCGGCACTGAATATTCTACGGCTGCTGAGGATTATAGAAATGGGAAATAATAAATCTAAAAGCGAGTTAATCCGTTTGGCCCTGGCTAAGCGTGGCCCATCAACAGCAGCAGAATTAGCTGATGGCCTTGACGTTGAGGTTAACAATGTTGGTGCGTTGCTAGCGTGGGATGTCAACCACGGCCGAATTGATCGTGGATGGAAAGGCAAGCTGCGTATTTATGGTTTGCCAGGGACAATCAAAAATCCATCACCTGTTATTCCTCGCGCAGCTCGTAAAAAGATTGAGCCGCTGGAACTGCCTCGACCGGATATCACGTCTGCTGACAGTTTCTGGTCACTGGCAGAAAAAGCCCGCCTTTGTGAGCAGGTTAATCAGTTTGCCGATGCAGCCCCGTTGTGGCTTGTGGCGGCGGATTTAGCCACCAGTGCAATCAATCAGCATTGGTGTCGTAGCCGTTCTGATTTTTGTGTGCGTGGCTGGAAATATCCAGGGGTGGCCGAATGAAACGTTATACCCCGGATTGCTCAGTGCATATGTCGCATGAAATCGCATTTATGCGTGAAATACCCGACGGCGGATATGTGGAATACCAAGACCACGCGGCAATTAAAGTACAGCGAGATAATTTGGCTATTCGAGTAACTGCCCTGGAAAAAGAAAACGAACGGTTACGTATATCGCTGGGAGATATCAATGGCTAATTTTCTTACCGTAACAGACTGTCAGCACCTGGATAGCGGTGTAAAACGCGTTTACAACCTGACGAACAAAGCTTCGGTGATCGAATATCCCCGATTACCTACACGTTCTCGTTTTCAATTTTACGATCCACGAGGCAACAAGGTTCACACCAATGCTGCTCGAGTGGAAATGAAACAAGCCGTTGAGCGTCATAAAAAACTGTGGAGGTTCGAGTGAATACCGATGACAGCATTGAAATCATTGGCCGTATGACCGGTGGCACCTACGTTGCCCGATACCAAGGTAAGCAAGCCTCCAACACGGCCAGCGCCAAAGGTGCGGTAGAACGGCTAGCAGGTAAGATTTTCGGCCCCCTGCAGCGGGTTACGGTAACACGGATCAGTGAAGGCCTGGAATATCAGGCAGGGACATTCCGGGTGACAGTCGATGAAACCCAAAGCTGCTGTATCTGTGGGTGTACCTGGCGCAAAGCCTGCATCGGTGGTTGTCACTGGGTCAGCGGGGATTTGTGCAGCGCATGTGTAAAAGGAAAAATATGAATATCAATCAGATTATTATAGCGATTAAGGAACAACTGCCGGCTGGGCTGGAAGCATGGCAACAATCGAATGGCGCTAAAACTACACTTGGTTTTATACATGCGGCA